AAAAAACCTATTGTATATCCAATGCTCTTTTGTAACTGGGTTTAATATAAGTATGATTCTGTTCTGCACATCTTTTTCTCTAATACTTAAATCAATAGTGTCAAATATATCTTCATCTATTAACTCTTCAGCTTCATCTAATACCCAAGTGCTTATTCCTTGTAATGATTTAAGACTTGCTGTTTGATTACCAGCTGATGTCTTTATACCTCTAAATAGAATGTCTGACTTATTGCCTAAGTTTACAACCTCAGCTTTGTTTACACTAAAGATATTCTCAAAACCTAATAGACTTATCTTTTCTAAGAACTCAGGAATAATAGATAGGTGCGCTGATACCATTGTGTATCTTGTAAACAATACCCTTATGTTTTTACTCATTGTAAGCAACGTAAGAAACACAGTTACAGCAAATGACTTTCCAGAACCTCTACCACCTGTTATTATAAAATAACGAGCATCAGATTCAAATAAGGGATTATATTTTTCGTTAAGATTCAGTCTTTACAAAGTTTATTAAAGGCATATTGATACTATCATCATTAGTTGTAACATCAACCCTTTGCTGTGGTTTACCATAAAAGTATTCAAAGAATAATTTGACTGCCCATTGCTCTTTCTTTTCTAATCCTTTTTTTAGTGATTCTAATGCAATGTCATTCATAGGTGTTAGATTCTCTATTAACTTTTGCTCTTCAGCCTTTGCCTTTCTGCCTGATCCTGCTCTTTTACCACCGTGTGTATTCATTTTGAAAAAATTTGATTAATCAAGTTGTTATTATATAATAGAAATTAGTCATATTCATTTGGCAGCATTAATCTTATACCTAGTTCTGTTAACGCCCATATACGTATTTGATCTGCATATATCTCAAACTCTTTTGTATTCATTCGTGCTGTACTATTTACTGTTTGAAGTCCTATTTGCTTTTCGTTTATCTCTACGCTTTGCCATTCACTTGCAAACTTTACTTTTAGTGTATCGTGCATTTCATCTGGAAAATATCCTAGCTCATTTGCTAATGGTTGCACTATACATGCCCAGTAATAATTGTTCTGCATATTTGATCTATTGTTTCTTTGTTTTTTTACCTTAACTATATAGTTACTACCTAATTCTTTTAAATAATTAAATAGCGTTTGCTTATCTTGTGTTGTATTTACTACAAAATTCATTAATACTTTCTGGCTAAACTATTGTTAAATCTATTTTCTAATTCTTTACTTATTCCAGCACTTAACATCTCTTGATTTATTCTATACTTTTTAGCTATGGACTTCATAGTAACATCTGGGTTTTTAAAGTAATATTTTACAGCTTTACTTGTTAGTGCTTTTAAGTATGTTCTTGATCTTCGCTTACTCATTATTTAAAAGGTTCGTTAATTCCACGTTCTCCACATAGCTTTTCTTTTGCACTATCCCAAAGCTTATTCCCTCTTTTCTTTTTACTTAAAGATGCCTCTGTTCTTTTTAAACTTGGCATTCCTTCTTTGGGTTTGCTATCCATATATTTACCACATTCACATTTAGCTTCTTTGCAAACCCATTTACCATTACGCAATACAATAGTTGCTTTTAGTATTTCTTTCTCTTGTTTACCACATTCACATTTGTATAGTGTCATTCTGCTATTGATCCAGTTAGTATTTTTCTTTCAGAACATAATCTATCTAGCTCAAATTGTAAATGATTTATTGCTTTTTGTATGTCTTGATCTGCTGGGTTTCCATCTTTTTTGCCTGCCCTTAATAAATAAGAAACTGCTGTACCTACATTATAAGTCAATTCGTAATCCTCTACTACACGCCTAGCAGAGTAGCCATAAGTAGTACCAACATAATAATTAGGCTCTGGTGTTTTTTTATAATTTGTTTTTTTCATTCGCTGTATTTTTATTTGTCATTGTATTATTTAAAAAGTATTTTTTGTTTTAAAATATCTTTACAAAACCAAGCTACTCCAAAGTGGGGACTGCCTTTACCTGTAAAGTCAATTCTTTTTTTTAACACCAACAACTCAATACCATTTTCACTAAACATTTCCCCCCTTTTTATTCCTTGTAAAGAACTTACTGGCAACAGCAAAGCAAAAGGTTTTTTTAACTCATAACATCTTTCTATAAATTTGTCCTTTTTAGAATAAGGGGGATTGGTTATTATAACATCTACTCCATCAGGTATATCATCTGTAAGAAAATCTCTATCTTCACTTGACAAACATTTATATCCATTTTCATTAAAACAATCCAAAATACTTGAACTAATGCTGCTTGTGCAATCATAGTAAACATTATTTCTGCTTAATTCACTAAGCAACGGTAAAACAGCATTATTAGGAGTGTAGCATTCATCAAATTTACAAGTTTTGTGTAGCATTTTAATATTTGTTGATGCCATAGTTAATTATTGTATTTTTTATATAATTTTTTTATTTCATCAAAGCACGTTGCAATACATGATCCACAATTAGTAGTAGGACTGTAATTTGTGCTGTGTATTACATTATAAGTTTCTATCATTCTTGCTTTAGCTTGTGCATCTTTTGCCCTTCCTGTTTTTAAATCTTTCCACATATCTAATATTTCATCTATTATGTATTGTGGTAAATTATCTGGTGTTTCTATTTCTGTTGTTTTTTGCCAATAGTTCTTAGGACATCCCATAGGTGCTAATCTTGCTTTTATTTTCATAAAGCATTTACATACACCACAATTACCAAGCAAAGGTAAATAGTAAGTACATGATTTACATATTTCTATGCGATCCTTGTAAATTCCATTTGGTACTAGAAACTTCATACTTTCTTATTAATGTTTTGTTTTTTGTAAATGGGTATGGGTACGAAAAGCCAAACTGCATTACAAAGCTATCTTTCTTTTTCGGATCATACATTTTCATCTAATTCATCTTTTATTATTGTTCGTACTTTATCTATTGTTGTAAACAAACTATTCCGACTAATCTTTGTTTTAGCAGCTAGTGAATCAAGCGTATTACCCTCATAGTAATATAGCTTAAATAATTCTGCATCGTACCAATGCAAAGTATCTAAAACACAATCAATCTGTTCTAGCTTGTTAAGCTTTTCATGATCTACTTTTTCGTTTGGAATGTTTGATATATCTTTATAATGATAATTACGAGATGCTTTATAATCATTAAAGCCAGTAAAATTGGTAGAATAAATAGTGCTACTAAGATGTGTATAATACTTTTCATACTTATAATAAAAATTACTTCTTTTACTTGTTAAAGCCCTTCTTAATGCAACTGCACCATATCTTAAAATACCATTGACACCATCTTTAGCCCATATATCTGAAAGTGTCTGTTTATTCATTTGTAAAAAATAAAGCATTAACTCCTGTACTGCTTCGTGTATTTTGTTTTCATCTTGTGTAATACCATAAGCCATATTTCTAAATTTATCTGTTAACTTTGATATTTCTGTGTAAATGTTAGTCATTTGAAGGTTCTAATCTGTCTAGCTTTGCTACTGTTTCTTGTAGCATTTGATCTAACACTACTTTATATGCTCTTACAACTGCTGCATTCTTTTTAGTTTCTATACCTGCTAAAAAACCACTAGTCATAACTGATAAGTTTATTGGCAGTATCATTATCCAATCATAAAAGTTGTTTTCTCTTACCCCTTCGCCATAACCATTTGAGTAATCTACTATCAATTGCAATACATCTAAATAGTTCTTGTATCTTGTTTTTGTTGCTACTTCCTGTGCGAATTGTTTACACAATTCAACATATATTTCAATGATCTGTTTATGTTGCTCGCTTGAATATATTGCAGTTTGCATATTCAAATTTATAATAAAAATTTATTCAATGCCCTTTTCTTTTTTTAATTTATTAACAGCTTTTTTGTAATAACTTATCTTTTCATCATAATCTACTCTAGAAAACTTTACAATATTTTTTGCTAAAAATTGCAACTCTTCAGCTGTGCCTTCTCCATATTTAGAATCTAATCCTAAAGCAAATTTATATTGTTCTCCTTGTTTAAACATATTACAACCCACGCATTGTGGCTGACAGTTAATCTCATCAAATCTTGTAGCTAAAAAACTTCTAGATTGAAAATGTCCACACTGCATTCCAGATTTATAATGCTTGACACATCCACAAGTAAAGCATTGCACCATACCTTCAGCAGTTGCATCTCTTAATCTTATGTAAAGACTAAACCATTTGTCTAATTCTTTTTTTAGCTTACTTATAGACTTCATATCCTAAGTCTTTTCGCCATTTATCTTGCATCTTTCCTTTTCTTGCAGCATATATTTTACCCCTTAATTGTGGACACTCTTCTTGTAGTTTCCTACGCATTCTTTCAATTGTTTTTAAGTTTGTAAGTTTATTATTAGCGAACATCTGCATAAACTCTAGTCCATTTATTTTGTTAGGATCAACTCCTTTAGCTTTTAATTCTCTCCACCAATAAGTGCATATAAGTCTATTGTCATCATCTCTTAAATGTGGCTTTTGAGTTAGTAAGTCTTTTACTATTTCTTTTGTTTTCATTCTCGTATTTGTCTTACTAGCCACATTCCAATGGCTGTTATTATTACCCATCCGATCATATTATTTAGTTTAAAAAAAAGAGGGGGTTAACCTTTACAAAGTATAACTTCTCACAGATTAATATTTATATTGGTTTTAACCCTCTTTTTATGTTATCATTTTAATTGGTTCTTGATACCACAAAGTTTTATCTTTATCTTTACCTAATGTATGTACTTCATAGTATGCATTGTCAATAGTTTTTTTGTGTGCATATACCCATTTGTAAAAAGTTCTTATATTTAAAAATGGCTCATCTTTTCCAAACCTTACGCCCTGATGAAAAGCATCCTCAACTTGATTAAATGTTAAATTACAAAATCTTTTTTCAGTAATTAAATCTTTAGCAAATATCTTACTAAGTGTAGCCATAGTTTGAGGATCAGTTTTATGCCCTATTTCTACTGATGTCTTAGCTATTAAATCTAATACTTTCTCAGCTAAATCTTTTACGTTTTCATTTTTTAATAGTTTCATAATAATTTTTTAGCTTTTTGCCAAGAACTAATTTGTGCATCTAGCTTTGACATTGTTGGTTTTTTAGTTTCTCTGCGTTCCCACGTTCTTACAGCAGCTTTCCAATCTTTCATTTTATTCTTGCCAATTTTCCAATCTTTGCTTTCATAAAAATCTATAAACGCCTCTGCATCTAGATTATTATTTCTTTCTTTACAATAATCTATAATATCAATAACACTTGGTTTTTTAAAAAACGCCTTTTTATTACTATCTGTAAGATTATTATTATTTATATTTATATTATTATTATCTGTTAACTTTTGTTTATGGGGGTTGTTAACTAAAGTTATCACCCTTGTTAATATTTCTTTACTACCCTGTTTATAAATGTTTACACGCTTTATATAATTGTTATCCTCTAATATTTTTAGCCATTTTTGTATTGATATTCTGCTAACCTCATATAATTTACAAAAGTAATCTGTAGTTGCTGTGCATTTACCATTCATATTACACAAAGCAGTTATCTCAGCATACAATAATTTAGAGTTAGGAGACAGATTCTTATTGTATCTTACATCTGCTGTGATAACTGCGTAGTAGTTTGGTTTTTGCATTAAATTATTTTTATTGTAAAGTGATAATTTTCGAGT